TTACAAAAATTTCATTTGCCGCTGATCTTATCTCATACAAATTTCCAAAACTCTTGCTTGTATCCTTTGGTGTAATTACCACACTTCCAATGATTGTTCCCAATTGTTCGTGTAAGTAAGCCGAAAGTTCTGAGAAGTAAAATGTATCTCCAAAACTCCAATTATCAATATCAAAATAATCATTAACTGTACTTACTACTTGACTTTTAATTTCACTGTCGCTGATTACAGTGCTAGGTGCTTTTACAACTTCTATGTTTGCTCTTAAATCCGAACTTGCCTTAGTACCAAACAATGGTTTAAATGTGACACTGTTGAGTACAATGTTATCACTTACCATTTTCTTATCTTCTAATTTTGTATATGCAGATGTTAACTCATTTATTGTTGGAGCAATTGGTTCTGCAACAGTATCAGTTGTGTCTTGAACATAGTTTCTATAATTGTTATAGTAACTTTCTGTGACCAAGTACATATCAATGACGTTTGTTAATCCAGGATTAATTCTTTGTGTTTCGCCGCTGTTGTGTCTGTATTGGAATTGTAAATCTTGTCTTCCTGTTTTTAGTTTTAGATCAGTAACAACAGTTAGTTCGCCATCGACTAACTTTCTAAATTTGTTTGTTTCATTAGCAAAGTAAAACAATTGATTTTCCGGATAACTTGTTAATACTAATCCGCTGTCTGTTGTTTCATTAAAATCTGCTTCTACAGTACCACTTGCTAATGGTAAATCACGTTCCAAATTGTCTGCATCAGTTGTTGTTTGGAAAAATACTTGCCCACTTGACTGTGAAATATCTGTAAAGAAATCTGGGTTGTCTGCTACTCCATCTGAATCGTCGTCTGTATAACTTACTTCTACCAAGTAGTCATTAACAAATCCATCGCTGAGTTCTGGTTGATCAATAATATCTAATTTAATATCTGTTTTTAATTGATTATTACTTCCAGGTTGTGTGTTTGTTTTTAATACTTTGACAAAGTCATTTACCACTTGTCCAGTTTTTGGATCATATATTTTATCTTTTTTATTGTAGTAGAATCTTGATTCAATAATACTACTGAAATAGTAATTTAGTCCTCTGCTTGTCACTGTGTAAACATTATCCGAAGCAGTAAGTTTTACAAACCAACTTGCATCAATTCCTGTACCGCTTGTATCTTGTGCGTTTGCTAAATCAAAGTCTCCGGTCTTGTCGATGTTGGTACTTGTGATAATATACCATTCGCCTTCGTCTGCATCATATCCCAGACCGAAATCGTTATATAATTCGATTTGATCAAGTATGTCTGATTCTAAAGCAGTTGGTAAGTCTGTGTTGTAAACTGGAATAACTTCAAGAGGTACTGCATCAGTTGGTATAAAGTCTGTAACAACAACTGGACCAACACCGTCTGCATCATTTCCTGTACCAAAGTTTGTGCCATCTAATTTAACTGTCTTGATACTAGTCCAAATCTCAGTAACATCTGTAGTGTCTAAAGCAACTTTTTGTTTTAGTCTATTGTTTGCATCAAAATAATAAACTCCGCCGCTGTCGGCAGTTGGAGTTGTAAATTTAACCAAGGCGTTTTCGGCAATGTATTGTGTATCGTCACCTGCGTAACTACTGATTGCTAATGGAGTTCCTGCAGATGTTTTAAAATATCCTGTTGTTGTATTTGTAGTTGTTGTGCTTTGATTCCATTTGATATCAATACTACTAATATCTTTTCTTGTGTATTCGCTGTGATATAAATGTACAGAACTTCTATCTGCCAGGATAGGTTCTAGTTGATTTCTAATTACATCATCAATATCGTTTTTATCATCAAAGTCAAATGTAAAACTTGACTGTGTTGAATCTTCAAACAGAACACCGTCTGAATTAAAAGTGTTTACACTGGAATACTTGCCAGTTGGATCTACTAAGTCTAAGTGTCTGCTAGTACCAATGTTTGATCTTACAATTGCTTTTGATTTAATAATGCTACTGTATGCTGTGTAAGGATAGTTGTTGTAGTCTTCGCCATTTACCATTCTATCCTGTGTGTAAAATCTAGCAGGAGCATTACGTTTTATATCATCGATAGTTTCTTTGCTGGCCGCATTGCTTACATTTTGTGTCAACGACATTGTAAACGTTGCTGATTCATTTCTTCCAGATCTACTGATATAAGGTACTGTGATGTTTACACCTGTTATATCATTTTTGTTTATGGTGTAATCTCTGCCGTTACTTACTCTAATAAATGTTCTAAAGAAACCCAACGGAATATCTGCAAAAGCATCATCGCCAAAGTTGTATGTGATTTGATCACTTGCTCTACTTGTTATACTGTAATATTTTTTATCACTGCCTTCCAACTGTGTAGTTTTGGGAGCATATACATTTTCTACTTGTTCCCATTCTGCTATAACGTCGCCGGATGTTTTGTTTAATTCATATAACCAAACATCTGAGTTATTAATACCTTCTACATTTACATCAACACTTCTGTTTGCAATTCTATCATTTAATGTAAAGTCTTTGTTTGTTAGTGTGCCTTGTTTAAAATGGAAAAAGAAACCTGTGTTTGCAGATGCAAATCCTTGCTTGTCATTTCTGTATAAGAAATTAAAGTCTCCGTTTAAAACTGGAGCAGGTTCATAAACACTTGTACTGTTTGCTGTTGTGGCACTGACAATTTCAAAATTCATTGCAGTTCCATTTACATTTGAATTAAATGGAATCACTGGAAGTAAATTGTTTGCCAAGTTAACTGTGTACTCATCTGTATCAACACCCAACACTGTTGCTGATCTTCCAGGATTATTAATTTTTTGTGAATCAACTAACAAAGCATTTAGTACTGTGTTGAATTGATCTTGCCAATCGGAATTTGTTGAATCATTCCAACGTACTTTAACATTTGCTAAATTAGTTCCATTGTAATCTACAATGTTTTCTGTGGTAGCAACACTTGTTACTTTTAAAAACCCACTTGCGTTTTCATTACGTTTTGGTGTGTATCCAACTAAGTCTGCTAAACGCACAACTGAATCTCTGCGTTCTGCTGTGTCTAGAAAATTCTCTCTTGTGTTTAAGTCTTGTCTATATGAGATTGCTTGTCCCATAAAAGCAATAACATCTAACAATGCTACAAATTCACTCGACTCAACATAGTCGTTAAAGTCTTCTGGATAGTTTTGTCTAATGTAATCTACAAAACTTTTTCTCAGTGTTTCAAAGTTGTAACTTTGGAAATCTGCTTGATTGTATGTCTTGTATAAACTACGCCAATCTTCTAATCCAAAAATATTTGTTTGTCTTGAACTTGTTGCCATAATAACTTAAAAAATAACTTTCTGTTATTTATGACTGTTATAAACTACGTAGATTATGAAGTGTATGTTGCTTTGTCTGTGTTTTGGTCAAACATGACATTTAACTGTTGAAGGTCTACATTTGGATGTATTCTAGCATTTATTTCCATTAACACAGTGTGTGCTTTTGCTTCGATATTGATTTCTTCTGCTGTGATTCTGGGATCGGTGTCTATCAAACGATTTATTTCTGCACGTAATTTACGTACAGTATCTTCTGTGTTTGGATCAAATACAAAGTTCCAAAGTGTTGTACCAACTTCTGGACGTCCAGGAACCTCACCTTGCCTTATGTTGAGATTATTTAAAAAATCTCTTTTTACTAAATCGTAGTCTGAGATTTTAAAATTTTTAATTCTATCAATTGTGGTGTAACCTTTGTATGCCATTATGTGTATTTAGGTGGTTCAACTTTTTCATTATCAATTAATGTAATAATTTGTTTATCTAACTTGTCTCTGTCTATAGGTGTTATTCCAGTATCTCCTACACCGTGCTTTGCATATGGTTCGTGAGTGGGAACTACTGTACAAATAGAACTTAGACTTTCACTTTCGGTCGCTGTCCAACCATCATCTGTTATTTCAACGTCCTTATATTTATTTAGTGTTGTAGTGGTTGTACTTGCACCGCTCTTGTTTAAGTCGATTTGTTTAGCACCAATGTTTGTATTTTCAGTAGATTCTGTGTTGAATGTATTTGCGGCTTTTATGTTTACATCATTTCCAGCATTAATGTTTACATCTTTGTCTGCGTGTAAATTAATTGTGCCTTGTGTTCTTACATTAACAGAGTTTGTACTAAACACATCTATGTTTCCTGCTTTGCCTAATTCAATCCATGATTGTCCATTTGCGTGTGTGATGTAAAAAGTTTCACCATCGTCGCTCATTGTTATTTGATGACCCAAACTTGTACGCAAACGCATCAATTGATTAACACCTTCTAGATCGCCATCGTCCATTACAATTGAATGTCCACCTCTACGTCCAATAATCTTTACATCTTCTGGATCTGTTTCTTCGTTGGAAATATTTTCTTCTAATGTTTGTTTGGCATTAGCATCGTACATACCATTGGCATACACAGGACGTCCAGGCGTTGAGATACCAAACACAGTACTTGGACTTTCACGTTGTGAAGAACTTGTTATAGGTCCTCTTATAGTATCGTTTTGTAATCCTTGCTGATACATTGTGGCAACAACAGATTTGTGTTCTGGTTTGTCACTGTTGTAATAACGTGGGTCTTCTGTGAGTTCTTTATTTTTGACGTTAATCTCTGTAACGTTACCACCTATTGCCGGAACCATATGTGTTAGTCCACTTTCCGGAATACATCCAGTGTAGTATCCTAGATTTGGATCGCCATTTACAAAGAAACACATAACACGTGTTCCTATATCTGGAGCAGTAAACCACATTCCATAACTTTGTGTATTACCTACAAAAGTTCCCGTACCTTCGGTTGTGCCATTGTGTTCTACTCGACCATAGTAAGGTGTCATGTAACTGACAGTTCTCCAACCTGTGGGATCGTCTTTGCTTAATTTAGAAAACTCTTCAATATAAACTTGTACACGTCCAGTTCTGTTTGGATCTGAATTATTTTTAACAATACCAATAAAAGGACCACTCTCTGTAGGGATACCTCCTCTGTCAAGTTTATACCCTGATGTACGTCCTCTGCTTTTGATAATATTATCGGCCATTAGTCATCTCTTTCAGTTGTTTCAGTACCAACGTCTGAATTGTTATCAAGTTCTTGTGGGAAAACATATTCTCCAAATTCTTCGTCGTATATCATTCCACTCACAGGTGGATTTTCAACAATAGTTTTCTCAACAAGGTCGTTCATTTCTTGTTGTTCTGTTTCTTGTTGTTCTTCGTTAGGAAATAACATTAGACTACCTTGTAAGTTTTGTCTAAATGCACCTCCACTTAAATATGTAGTTATTGTGTTTGCTCTATAAACAAAACTAAACTGCGAGACGCCAGCAACTCCACTGCCTAAATTTCTACCTAAGTTTTGTGTACCTGTGTCGGCGACGCCTGTTGATAAATTATAGTCAACTGGTGTATTGTAATTGATACTAAACAACACTTCTGACGCATCATAATTTACACTACCATCATGCATGAATGGACCTAACCCTACACCCACAGCATCAGGACTATAAAACAATTCACTTTGTGCAATCCAATCAGGATCTCCTAAAATTGTCAAACTTGCTGTTGCTTGATCGCTCGGCGAGTAAAGTATACTTGCCGCATTGGCGGCCCCTTCTGCAGATCTATTTCTTCCACCTTGATTACTTTCGCTTGAGTTTGGTTGATAATATCT